GCGCGCAACCTCTTCACGCCGACTCCGAGCGCGGTGCTGCCCAGCGGCCAGCAGCAGAAGAATGAGCTCTCGGAAGTCGGGATGATTAAGTATCTCGGCCAGGCTGATCGCGTCGAGACGATGCCGGCGCGGCCGAGCACGGCGTTTACGGGCTTCATCGCGCATCTGATGCACGAGCTCTCCATCGCGGTCGGCATCCCGAAGGGCGTCCTCTTCGGCACGCAGGACTATGCCGGCCCGAGCGTGCGTGCGGAGTTCGCCGCGGCCGACCGCGTGTTCGCGCGGCATCAGGGCGTCCTCGTCGACAAGGTCTTGGACCCGATCAAGAACGCGGTGATCTTGGACGCCATCGCCCGCGGCGAGATCCCGGCGCCTCCTGCTCGCGCTGGCGAGACTCCGGTCCAGGCGCTGAAGCGCGCGACCCGCGGCGAGTGGCGATTCCCGCCCAAGCTTACGATTGACGTTGGTCGCGAGTCCGCGGCCAATATGAACGAGAACCGCCAGGGCGCGAAGTCTCTCCAAGAGATCGCGGCCGAGCAGGGCACCGATGCCTTTACGCGGCTCGAGCAGATCGCGGCGGAAGCGAGCTACGTGAGCGAGCTTGCCGAGCGCTACGGCATTCCCGAGACGGCGATCCGTATGGTCACGCAGCAGTTGCCGGCTAATCCCTCGATGGCTGCGGCGCTGGGCACGAACGTAACCGAGGATTCGGTCGATGCGGTCAACGCCACGACCGGCAAGGGCACCGCGCCCGAGGACGAAACGCCCGATCAGCCTGCGACGCCGGCCGAGCTTGCGCGCTTCGCCGCTGTCGACCTGACGCCAACCGATGCGATGGCAGCCGAGGCCAAGCGCGGCCTCGAGTGGCGCGAGAAGTTTAACCGCGGCGGCACCGCAGTCGGCGTAGCTCGCGCGCGCGACATCAGCAACAAGTCGAACCTCTCGCCCGACACGGTGCGCCGGATGGTCTCCTATTTCGCGCGGCACGAGGTCGACAAGCAGGGCGCGGGCTTCTCGCCTGGGGAGGACGGCTACCCTTCCGCCGGCCGCATCGCGTGGGCTCTTTGGGGCGGTGACGCCGGCGCTAGCTGGGCGCGCGCGAAATCCGAGGCGCTCAAGCGCGAGGAACTGAACCGGCCGACGACGGTCGCCGCCGCTCTGGAAGCGGGCCGCAATCGCGCGAAGCGGCCGCTGGAGCGACTGGCAGACAAGGCCACCAAGCTTGCTGCCGTGCGCGAGAAGCTGGGCCAGAACGCGAAGAGCGAGGCTCAGATCGAGCAGGCGCTGAAGCCGTTCGGATTTCAGCCGAAGCCGGTCGTGGCGCCGCCTCCTCCCGCTCCTATCGTCACGCTCTCCGACGCGCGCAAGATGCTCGCCGAGAAGGCCGACGCCGAGGACAAGCTGACCGCGCTCTTCGCGAGCGTGACTGATCGCCGCGCCAAGATCAAAAGCCTCCGCACCCATTGACAATGCATAGCGTTCTCGACGCCATCATCACGAGCAACGAGCAGCTGGGCCAGCGGGCTGAGGAGTTCGCGCAGCTGCTGGTCGAGCACGACAAGACGCTCGACGAACTGCTCGAGCGCATCGGCAAGACGGTGCCCGAGATCCGCAAGGAGCTAGAGTCCAAGCTGACCGAGGCGGTGCCTGGGCTCGTCTCGGACGCCTATGCCAAATACAACGAAGACCTCGAAGGCCGCTGCCGCGCCGCGCTCGCCGACTCGCAGACGAAGCTCGAAGCCGTCCGCGCTGAGATCGTTGGTCTTGCTCAAGCGCAGTTCACCGAGGCCGAGAAGCAAATCGGGCTGACCGCGGAGCAGATCGAGTCGCGCATCCTGGGCGCGCTGACGGAGGCCGCGAAGGAGCGCATCACGAAGCTTGAGCGCGGGCTCGTGATCGAGATCCAGCACGCCGTCAATGCGGCGCTGCCGAAGCAGGAACTGGCCGCGGCTCCGACGCTGATCGATTCGTACCGCGGCCAATGGAAAGAGGGGATGGTCGCGCAGCGTGGCGATCTCTTCTCGTGGTACGGCAGCACCTACCTCGCGCTCGAGGACACGAACGACACGCCGGGGCGGAAGAACATCGCCACCGCTGGCGCGAAGTGGGCGGTGATTGCGGCGCGTGGTGCAGGCGGCGGCGGTGGGGGCGGCGGTGACTCGCTGCCTTCGCAGACGGGCAACGCGGGCAAGTTCCTCAAGACTGACGGAACGTCCACGCTCTGGGAAACGATCCCTGGCGGCGGCGATATGCTGGGCGCGAATAACCTGACCGACGTCGCGTCGATCACGGCAGCCTTCGCGAACATCAAGCAGCCGGCGAGCACGAGCGCCTCTGGCGTCGTCACGTTCGCGACCTCGGGCGAAAGCGCTGCGCTGAAGGCCGTGCAGGCGAACGACTCGCGCTTGTCCGACTCGCGCACGCCGACCGCGCACGCCTCGACGCATCAGACGGGCGGCAGCGACCCAATAGACTTCCCGGTCGACTCGGTCTTCGGAGCGACGAACACGATCACGCAGGTCGACTACTTCGCGCTGAACACATCGAGCACGGCGAGCGTCACGACGGCGAAGGCCGTCTGGAACGCGACGGAGAGCTCGTTGGAGATCGGCCTCAACTCCAGCGTCAACGCGCTCCTCGGAGTCGACGCGCATATCCAAGTCTACAACCAGAGCGGCTCGCCTTTTACCAAGGGCCAGGTCGTGCGGCAGAACGGATCCTCGGGCACGCGCCTTGAGGCTGCGCTGGCGCTCGGGACCAACGACGCCAACTCGGCGAGCACGCTAGGGCTCGTCGCGCAGACCATCGGGAACAACTCGTCCGGCTTCATCATCACGAACGGCCTGCTGCGCGGCATCAACACCAACTCGTTCAACGAGGGCGACACGCTCTGGCTTTCGTCGACCACTCCAGGCGGACTCGTCAACACGCGGCCGACGCAGCCGAATCACTCGGTGCGGATCGGGTACGTTATCAAGAAGGCCGGCGTTGCCGATGGCATCATTTACGTCGACATTCTCAACGGCTTCGAGCTCGAGGAACTGCACGATGTCCTCGTGACCACGGTCGCGAACCAAGACTTTCTCTCCTACGATTCCTCGACCACCGTCTGGCGGAATCGGCAGCTTTTCGACTCGACCGCTCCTGCGGCGCTCGGCGTCTCCGCAACTGCCGGCGTCTCGATCACCGCGGCCCGCGTCGATCACGTCCACGCGCGGCCGACGCTCGACCAGCTGGACATCAGCGGCGCGGCGCAAGGCGACATCCTTTACCGCTCGGCCACAAGCTGGGCACGTCTTCCTGCGGCAACCGCCGGCTACATCCTCCAGACCAACGGCGCCGCCGCTAACCCCAGCTGGGCGCAGAACACCGGCGGCAGCGGCGCGCCGACCGATGCTGAGTACATCGTTGCCTCCGCGAACGGATCGCTGAGCGCCGAGCGGGTCATCAGCAACAGCACGTCGGTCACGGTCAACTTCGCGACTGGCGGCCAGGTCTCGCTTGAGCGTGCCGCGCTGACGGGCGACGTCACGGCCTCGCAGAATAGCAACGCGACCACGATTGCGAATGGCGTCGTCAGCACGGCCAAGCTCGGCGGCGACATCACCACCGCCGGCAAGGCGCTTCTCGATGATGCGGACGCCGCGGCGCAACGCACGACGCTCGGCCTCGGAACGCTCGCCACCCAGAACGGCACGTTCTCGGGCACAAGCTCGGGCACGAATACGGGCGACCAGACGATCACGCTTACGAGCGACGTAACTGGGTCCGGCACAGGCTCCTTCGCGACGACCATCGCGAACGATGCGGTGAGCAACGCGAAGCTCGCCAATATGACCGCGAGCACGATCAAGGCGCGAGTCACCGGGAGCACGGGCGACCCCGAGGACGCCACGCTGACGCAGGTGCTCGATCTGGTCGGGTCTGCCGCGCAGGGCGACATTCTCTATCGCGGTGCGTCTACGTGGACCCGCTTGGCGGCTGGCACGAACGGACATTACCTAAAGACGCAGGGCACGGGTGCCAACCCAACGTGGGCTGCGGTAACTGCCTCTGGTGGGGGTTCGACCAACGTATGGATTCCCGCCTCTGCGTGGATTCCCCGCACCACTACCGGCGCAGGCATCGACTCCCGCGA